GTTCCAGTCTGTCCTAGGGAGGCACCGCCCACAAAAGATTTTGGTGCCCTCCCCCCACCTTGGTGGGTGCTGTCTCGTAGCCCCTACGTGGTTCATCTCGCCAAAACCACCCCAGAACCATAGAGGGTGGTTGATGTCTCGTGCCAGCCGACAAAGCCTCGGCGGACCAGTTACACGGTGAGCGGACAAGGCCCGCACACAAGCGGGACGGAGGGTCAAGGTTCCGCCGGGAGTTTCAGTCCCAGCTACAGCCCAGGGCTCGCAAACACTGAAGAGCAATGCACCTGGACTACACTCTGCCCACCTCCAATACGGTACTAACGCCGATCAGACACCCATGGCGCAAGGAGCCTCCGCCCGAAGCCGAAGAGAACCAGGCCATGGCAGCCAACACGACTGCTTTCCACATCCGGCGGCAACCGGGGTCAAGCCCCAGGGCAACCGCCCACCGCGCAACCAGCACTCCCCCTCAAACATGGGCGTCGATCACAGGCTCATAGAGCCCAGGCTCAGCTTCGAACCAGCGAGAACGCGGTGGCAGCTCAATGACGCGGCTGGGATGACCAACACGCACGCCACCAAGAGTACCCTCCACCGCAACTTGACGCTCAGGTGACCACCCAAACGCCCTCTCGAAGCTGAGGCGAGCCTCAGGGCTCACCTCGACGACATCCTTTCCCTCCGCCAACCATGCGCCGACTGCAAAGTAGTCGGCGAGCGCGTCGACAGGCACCTTCTTCCTCGTCTCCGTCTGTTCGAGGACGCTGAGCGCAGCCGACTGAAGAACCGGGACACCACGTGCGAGTGACAGCTCGCACCTGGCAACACCGTTCAGCCACCTACGGCCAAAACTTGGCTCCCGCAGCCACCTATGCGAAGCATAAGCGCCAGACAGGACCGCCTCAGGCTCTCTCACCATCGTCCAACCCAAACGATGGCCTAAGAACACAGGGGCAGACCGACCAAAACGGACGGCCTCAACGTACGCGACCGGCTTTTCTAGCGTCAGCTCATGGCCCGAACACTCAAGCACCCTCGCGGCGAAGCTGTCGATAACCGACTGGGCGACCACGCCCGGTAGAAAGACTAGCGCATTGTCACCGTCCACAAGTAGATCAAACTTGTGACCGTAGGTCTTTAGCACTGCGGTAAGAACCGCAAGCATGATCAGCGTGTTACCCATGCCTGTGTTAAAGTCCCCGCTAGCCCGCCCCCCAGGACGGCTAAACCTCACTCCGCTCGGGCTCACGCCAGAGAACCTCTGGCGTTTTAGCACATCAGCCAAAGCGCCACAGCCCCGGTAGGCTGCGACGTAGACGGATGCCTCTGCCTGAACTTGACCAGAGCTGACGTGGGCCTCGAAAGCCTTCGCGTCAGCCTCAAAACAAACGCAGTCGGGGAACTGACTCATCTTGCGACGAATCAGATTAGCCCGGCGGCGGGGGGAAAGGCCCTTACCCACAACCCTGGTATTCGATCCATTGAAGAGCCTCCTAGCTGTCAGGTAACCCCACAGCCAGTGCTCGAAAGGCTTCAGCCAAGAGGCCAGTACCAAGTTATACCTAGGTGACCTGGGAAAGATCATCCTGGGCTTTGGGTCCTTGGCGCTGGACAACTTCTCAGCCTTCAGAAACGCCCTAAGGTAGGTGTCCGACGAGCGTAACGGACCATCCTCCCTCAACGAGCGTTCTGCCTCAATGTACCTACGGCGGAGCAGGCCACTATACGATTCCGCCGTTTCCAGGTAGCTCCATCGCTGACCACCATAAGCCCTGACCAGCCTCTTGAGACGTCCGAAGACGCGCAAGGGGCCAGCCCCCAAAGGGCTGTCTGCTGGCTGTGGAAGCGGAGCTAGAGATCGCCAGGCCAAGGCAGCGATCTCGTTGTGTGCGCAGTTAGCGTGAACACCGGGCACCCAGGTGCCTGGCAGGCCCGTGGCCCACGCTACCCACATTTGGCGCTTCTGGTAGCCCTCACAGGCACAGTCGACTCTATCCACGTCCAAGGACGCACCGTCGCAGATAGGGGTGTCAACCCATCCCTCACAACGGCCGAAGGAGGCAACCGGCCCTGCCTAAGCAGAGGACCACCAGAAGGGTGGACTTGGCCCGCAGGCAAGCATCTCCTGAGCTCGAAGCTCCCGAGGAGAAACATGCCACGCAAACCTGAAGGACCCCGAGAGGCCCGCCCAGGTGAGGTCACTAGAAAGGGACCTCCCCTTGAACCACTCAACAGCACGAGACCGAAGAGCGCCGACAAGGGTTGCGCTACGTTCGCGGAGGAACGCATATGCGGCGAGCGAAGAAACCAGGCCCGGGAACACAACCTCCCGGGAGCCGTCCGCTAGCTCGACGATAAGGTACGCCTCAGAGGAGACGCCATCGAAGCCACGGTCCTTCGCTAGGACGGATCCCCCACCAAGGATCCTTGCCCCATCTTCGAAGTGGGAAAGAATGAGGTTGGCGCCGAGCGACAACTCAGAAGAGGGGAGGTCTGGTCTCCACCGCCCTCTAACAAGTTGTCCCACGACACCAGGGGCCACACCCAAAACCACCTCGAGACGGCGAACCCACACGGCTCGCCTCCGAGGCCTTGCACACAAATGTGCAGAGACGGGAACACTCCTAAACTCGTTCACCACCTCAATACCGTTCTCGGTAAGCGACCCCTCTGATGCTTTGGGTTGTCCAAACCCATCGCACTGAACCCACTCAGGCACAGCGGGTGACAATTCCGCACGGGGAGACGGAAAAGCCGGCCACAAAAGACAGAACAACACCCAGACCGGACTGGTGCTGTACAGGACGACACGAACAACGAGGCCCCAAAAGGCAGCCCAGAGGAAGATGGCCAAACGGAACGAGGCCAGGACCGAAGCCCCGACCGCGCTGAAAACCGCAAACCAACCAAGTGCGCCAAGCAGCCAAAACTGCAACCACACCCAGAAGGCAACGGGTTCCTGAGCAACCGCAGTTGCAAACCTAACACCATCAGCCCACCAGACCTCAGGGGGGGACCAGAGAGAGAGAGACGTGACAGTAGAATTCATCGAGTTGTAACCACTTGATGAAAAGCCCCTCCGGGGCCCGGTGTCCAACGACTTTGTTTAACGAGAGGTATCAACAGACAAATCTCTCTCGGACAGATATTAAGATGTTGGACCTGTCAGTACCAACACTGGGCCACAAGGCACCCCAGCTTGCACGCAACCACACCGCGGCTTCCACCCCGCAGGCACACTTTCTCCACGACGAGAAGGTGTAACAAGAGCCCTCTTCAAACTTCACCCCGGCGCCAGCTCGTGAGGAAAATCCAGCTGGTATGTGTTAAAGACCTTTCTAGTCTACCGCCGGTCGACGGGAGGCAAGTCCGAAGACCCCCTGGAACCAGGATTTAGGCTGCCACCCAGGGACGGTGACCAGGAAC